ATGGTTTTGTATAAATCAAAGGGCTTGGCGGGGCGTGTAGTATGTATTTTAGCTGTTTTGTTTGTCTTAACCTTCTATTCTTCTACTTCCCATGCTTTTCTTTCTCCTAACTTTTCTTGTACAAATGCTGCATATCCGGATACTGATTTACAAGTGTCTTTTAATATTTCTGCAAGTACCGCTGGTGATTATTATTTAATTACAATTTACGAGAGTCGTTATGTTCCTTTGTTGATTACTTCTACTTCTAAAAGTTTAATGATTAGATCTGATTCTTCTGGTGTTGTTTTTTTTAATGTTTCGTATCCTCTTGCTTCAAGGATATTTACCGTTACTGGTCTTACTTGTGCGCCTTCCCCTTCTTCATTTTGGGGTATAAATTCAAGCTTATCTTTTATTGCGGGTTTTGTGGTTGTTTGTTTTATTACTGTATTAACATTTAAGCTTTTTGGATAGTGAGGTGGGTATGCCGGTAGAGTCATCATTTTGGGCTGCTTTTAAATTTTTGCCTGTAGTGTCTGTTTTTATAGGCGTATATTTAGTTGTTCGTTTTGTTCGAAAAATTCTTTCTTAAGATGGAAAGGGGAGGGGGTGATTTAAATGGATTACACTGGAATAGCAGCTTCAATATCAACCCAGTTAACAACTGGGTTGCCGGTTTTTGCCGTTGTAATTGGATTAGCCATTGGTATACCGATGGTTATCCATCTTTTCAAAAGAGCGGCAAGGTAACAAGGTGGGTGTGTATGGGGGCCGGAATTAAAGCCGGCCCCCATGATTTAAAAATTTATTAGAGGAGTTGAATTATATGCCTTGTCCTATGGTTTTTGATTATCAGCCTTTTATAGATACTACAGTTTTGTTTCAATCCAAATTTCCTTTTTCTCTATTGCTTTGGGTTAAGGATTTGTTTTTTTCGCTTATTGGTATTGTTCCTACTCTTCCAAATGTGACTTTACATGTTTTTATTTTAGATATAAGTCCTTTTGCTTTTATAACTGATTACTCAGCTACAATTGATCCTTTAATGTCTTTTTTTCGTTGGCTTCTTACTGCTATTTTGATTGTAAGTTTTGTCCGTTCTTATTTGGATAGGATACTATGATGATGAAGCGATTACGCTATATTTTTTTAGGTGTTCTTCCCCTACTTCTTACTGGCTGTGTTACTTGGCAGGATGTGGTTGATACAGTTGCGACCAGTTGGGATACTATTGTTTGTTGGGCTATTTCTCTTTTGTCTGCTGTAATTCAGGCTTTAGTTGATGTTGATTCTACTATTATGACTACTCTTGCTTCTGTTTTGCCAACTGTTGCTTTGCCTACCATCACATTTGACTCTACTTTTATGTCCAGCATTGCTTATTTCGTTCCAATATCCGAGGTTGCAACTGTTTTTGTTGCTGTATTTTCTGCCGTAATTACATATTATGGCGTTATGGTAGTTTTGCGGTGGCTGAAGGTTTTAAAGTGATTTATACTTTTTTTCTCTTTGTTTTTTTATTCTTTCTGCCTAATTTATCTCAAGCTTTTCATTTAGCTGGTACTACTTATACATGTTACTACGATTTAACTCCGCCTGTCTGTATTTATCCTCAAGTTCATTTTTTTGGAGAATATCCAAACTGTGCTGGTTACGATTTGACCTCATCAGATCCTGCTATATATGATTATTCTGTTTCTGTCGGTAAAATTTGCGATCCTTTATCTATTGTAACTTCTACTGGTTGTGGTCAGGATCCAACCGATACTGCTTTGTATGCTGGTCAATTTATAGTTGATAATGGTACGAATCCGATTCATCGTTATTATTATTCAATTGGTTCGTATGTGAATCAGTCTTGTAGTTGCACTGTTGCTGATTATCATAATTGCCTTTGTGGTTTAAGTCCTGGTGTTTGTTATGCTGGATGTTCTACATGTAATCCTGGCGGTGGTGGCGGTGGTGGTGGCGCTGGCGGTGGTGGTGTTGATCAGTGTTTGGCTATAAGTGGTTCACTTCCTGCGTATGGTAGTATGTATCCTTTTAGCGTTTCACTTAACAACGGTTCCAAGGTTTATAGTTTTAATGATCCTTTGAATTCTTCATATCTTGATGATGGTTGGCTTTTTTGGGCAGGTGTTCCAGTTACATATACTGTTGATATGAATTATAATTTTGTTATTTCTCCTGAGTTTTTGCTTTTTATGTATGCAAGTCCATACTCGCCTTCAGCTGGTGATTTAAATATTGATGTTAGTTTTACTCCTTTACCTGTTGTTTCTGGTTCCTCTTTTACATATACTGTTGAGGTTGATGGTAATTGCAATGGTGGTTTTGTAGCTCTGTATTCGGGTCAAGCTTTGAGTAGTCCTCATCACGTTGTTGTTCCTTCTAATTGTTCTGCTTATTATTTTTCTTTGACTGTTAACGGTTCTTGTTCGTCATCCGGTGGTTTTTCTACTTATAACTATTTTTCTTATAGGGCTTTTAAAACTGCTTCCCAGAGTTGTTTTTCTGTTGATTATAGCTCTTTTATGACTTCTGTTTCTGGTCTCTTTACTAAATTTCCTTTTTCATTTTTTGTTTGGGTTAGGGATTTATTTCAAAGTCTTACTTCTGTTTTAAATTCCGATACTTCTTTTAAGTTGTCTCTTGGTGATTATGTTCGCATAGATATACCGCGTTCATTCGTTTTTAACCTTCGTGATTTGATATATTTGTATCTTGTTTTTTGTCTTGTTCGCAGTAAAATTTCTCGAATGATCGGTGTTTAGAAAAGGGGGTAAATATGATTCATCATGTATCTGGTAAATTAGGTTCCGGTAAGACTATGTTTTGTGTTCAGCAGATTGTTGATTGGATACTTGCGGGTAAGATGGTAGTTACTAATGTTCGGCTTGTGGATGGTTGGGATTATATTTTAACGAAGCATAAGATGGGCGGCATGGGTTCTTTTATTCATTACATGAAATCTGATTTTGTCCGTCAGGTGGATTTTCAAATTGCGCTTGCTACTCGCTATGTTCAAAAGTATCAATACTGTTCCGACATTACAGAGGCTGCTGAATATGCCATGAAACTTGGTTCTTCTGCTGAGGCTTCTCGGATATTTATATTTGATGAAGCTCAAATATTTATTAACTCTCGCATGTGGAAGTCTACCTCACAGAGGATTGTTGAATTTTTTACACAAAGCCGCAAGCTTGGTTTTGAGGTTTATCTGGTGAGTCAAGATAGGGACTCTGTTGATAGACAAATTAGGGTGCTTGCTGATTTTCATTATAATCTCAAAAACATGGCAAATATAAAACCTCTTGGTATCCGTATTTTTCCTCGCATGGGTCTTTTGATTAAAAGACATCCTGATTCTCAAACATTGCAGGGTGTTAATTTTATATCTTATAGTGATTGGATAACCAAAATGTATGATACTCAACAGCTTTTATCTGTTCGTATGGCTCCTCCAACTCCGTGGTCTACTCATTTCGTTAAAGAGCATCCTTGGGTCTCTGGTTGTAAAGCTCGTTATGAGTATGGTAACTGTCGTTTCAGAGAGATTGCCAAGGATCAGGAGTTTCGGTTTATTTCTGATCAGGTAGCGCCCCTTATGCAGCATGGTCAGTTTGTCGGTGATATGCCTTTGATTACGGATCCAGAATTAGTTGAGGAAATGACACCTCAGGGGAAAGTTGTTAATATTGATCAGCGCCGTTAGATAGATAGATTTTTTATTGTTCTTTTAATAAAAAATCTTTTCGTAACGGCCTTAATTTTCAGTAGGCTCTTTTTTACTTCCGTTACGAAACTGGGGGATACTTGGGTATGGCTGGTCTTAAAATCTCTTGCTGGCGGGGCTTGTGAGAGGCTGTTTTAGGCTTTTTTATTGCGCTTATGATGTTATAAGCTGTTTCTACTGATATATTGAATTTTCGTGCTATGTCTCTTGTTCTTATTCCCCGACCTTTTAGATTTAGGATTTCTTTATTCCGGCCCTGCTGGTATTTTTCTTTAAGTTCTCTCCGGATTCTTCTTAACCATAAATCAGCGCTATCCCATGTTATTTCAAATTCTTTTGCCACTCCGGATACTGTTTGTCTGTAATTATATCCTGCTGTAGTCAATTCGTTCATCTTTTTTTCTATAGTTTGTTTTAAGCTTTCTATTCGGTCTTTTCTTTCCGGTTCGTCTAACTTCCACGCTACATGCTCTTTAAAGAGTCTTTTTCCGTAGCATAATCCTTTGTTGAGTTCCTCAAGTATTTGGGTGAGGGTAAGGCAGGTTTCCTCGTCTATTTGTAGTTTTACTGTAACGGCTTTTGTATCTTCTTGGTTTCTTGGGTCAACTTTGAAAATCAT